ATTCACGCTCATACTATCATGATGCATAGTGTTCAAGCTCTTTACTGCAATTGAGATTGCCATTGAGATTGCTTGCGGATTTTAGGTATACTTTAAAACGAGGATAGAATGGAAGCAAAATTTAAAAAGGGACAAAGTGTGAGAATCACCAAGAGAAACGGTGAGATCATTGATGGTATAATCCGTGATTGGGATTACAACATTTGTACTTTCGGTCGTGAATATAATGTTGATTATATGAAAGATGGTCAGGTTTGGACTGTGATATGTGTCCCGGAGGATGCAATGCAAGAACTTCGATAAGTTTTCTGGGCGGTTAGTTCAGTTGGTAGAACACACCAAACTCCTGTAAGGGAGAGGTCATGGTCCGCGGTTCGAGTCCGCGACTGCCCGCTATAATAATTAAATATCAGTGAATTATGAAAGAACGAATAGTCGTAGAATACAGTGAGGTGGGTAAAATAGCCGGTTTACTGGGTTGTTCCCGAGAAATGGTCTCCCACTCCCTTGCATTTCGCAAGAACAGCAAGTTGGCCCGTTCCATCCGCAAGCTCGCTATCGAGCGTGGTGGTACCAAGGTAGGTGATAACTCTCAAAAGAAAGACGACGATGAAAAGAGACCTGATGACACTGTTCGGTGACCAGCTGCGCTGGTTTGCCCGTCTGAACCGGAAACAGCGCCTTTGTGCGCTTTACTTCTGTCTGAGTTTCGGGATCCTGCTTTCCGTGGTCTTCGACCACCCACTGCCGGAGCTTCTCGTAGTGTTGAACTTCGGGGCTTCAGCGAGACTGATAAAGAGGCATGTCCCCTTGAATGGTTTAGAGGATTGATAATCAAGTTGGAAGATGGAATATTTTGATAATACATTGTGTGTGACCTGCGAAGAACTTACTTCAGGGGATGACCCGGTGATGAAGTATATAACTTTATACCAGAATGTCCGTCGCGGTAACATCGAAAGTGTCAACCGTGGCGGTGGCGAGGGCAATGTAGCCCTGTATTCCTATTCCTCCCTTCCCGAGAAGTATAAGCAACGCTGGGTTGCTCGCCATGGCGAGCCCGAGCAACAGATGCGAGAAGAAATGATTCGTAACATAGTGAAGAAAGACGAGAAGGCCGAGAGATTTTTTGAGGAGTACCGCTACGACAAGAACGGTGAGATGGTCGCTCTTCCCGTGGATGTGAAGAAGGAATACACCTGGAATGCCTCGGTACTGAACGCGCTGATGGAAGAGTTCAAACGCTTGAGTTCATCCAATAACAAGCTGACCGGTTTCCGCCGTAACCTTTGGGAGCTTCTGCTTGTCACGAGTGAGGAATGGCGTCCGGTGTACGGGCATAGTCTTCCGGGCAGTGTGGGCCGGTTGAAAGCCCTGATAAACAAGTTTCGTCCCGACAACTACGGTGTGCTTGTGAGCGGTAAATACGGCAACAGCAACACGCTGAAGATCGAGGAGGACGGTGGACGTTACCTTGTTGCATTGAAACGTAGCCGCGTTCCGGTTTATACTGATATGGAGATCTTCGAGGAGTACAACCGTGTCGCTCCAGAACGTGGTTGGAAACCCCTGAAGAGTCCCCGCAGCCTCCGCGAATGGTTCAACAGCCCGCGTGTCGAACCACTGTGGTACGATGCCGTTTATGGGGAAATGAAGGCACACCAGCGTTATGACCGTAAACACCGGACAATCCTTCCGAGCCGTCGTGACAGCCTCTGGTATGGTGACGGTACGAAGTTGAACCTCTACTATCGTGATGAGAACGGAAATAAGTGCACTACAAGCGTGTATGAGGTGGTGGATGCCTATAGTGAAGTTCTGCTCGGTTATTACATTAGCGACAATGAGGACTATATCGCCCAGTACCATGCTTTCCGCATGGCTATCCAAACGAGCCGGCACAAACCTTACGAGATCGTGTGCGACAACCAGGGCGGTCATAAGAAAAACGCGGCGTTGGGCCTTTTCTCGAAGATCAGCCGTATCCACCGCCCGACAGCCCCGTATAACGGCGAGTCCAAAACGATTGAGAACATTTTCTACCGCTTCCAGAGCCAGGTGTTGAAAAAACGTTTCAGTTTCACCGGGCAGAATATTACGGCAAAGAGAGAGACAAGCCGTCCGAACCTGGAATTCATCAACGCGAACATCGACTCCCTTCCCACACTGGAGGAGCTGAAGGAGCAGTATGCCGCTTCCCGTGAGCAGTGGAACTCAATGAAGCATCCGGTCACCGGCATCTCTCGTATGGAAATGTACAATACCAGCGTGAACGAGGCTACTGATACGGTAAGTGTGCCGGATATGGTGGAAATGTTCTGGTACACAACCGAAAAACCGTCTCTGTTCACCGCCAGCGGTATCGAGATCACGGTACGGGGAAAGAAATACCCCTACGAGGTTTTCTCCGCTCCCGGTGAGCCTGATCTAGAATGGCGCCGGCGTAACACCTACAAGAAGTTCTATGTCCAGTACGATCCTTATGACATGAGCAGCGTGCGCCTGCTGTACAAGGATAAGGGCGGAGCAATGCGTTTCGAGTGTGTGGCTTCGCTCCCGCTGATGATCCACCGTGCCCAGCAGGAGCAGACGGAAGACGAGAAACGTTTCATCCGCACCCAGCAAGAGGCCGTCATCAATGAGCGTATAAACCGTCAGGTCGTCGCCAAGGATATCGAGTATGAGCATGGTGTCGCACCGGAACAGAACGGTTTGCGTACTCCTGACTTGAAAGGGCTCGGCAAGGAAGCTCAACGCCAGATTGACCGCCGCACAAGAAAATACAGTCAGCCGCCCCGTCCTTCCATAGGTCGTGACATGAAAGTCATCAGCAACGTAACATGGGACAGTTTTGAGAAGAAGGAAGTGAGCATCCGTAAGGTGGTCGGAAAATTATAAGGAACAGATTTATAACAAGATAAAAATTATTGATTATGGAAATTACAATGAAAGAGAAAGACGCCATCAGCGAGAGCCTCCGGGCTTACGTGGCGAAGTATCCGAGCCAGACGAAAGCCGCGGGTAGTCTGAAGGGAGTCAGTGTGGGTACTGTGAGCAATATCCTGAACGGCCGTTATGAGAATATCAGCGACGAGATGTTCCGTAATGTCGCTTCGCAGGTCGGTGGTGTAAGCGCTACCGGCTGGCAGATTGTAGAGACCGGTGCTTACCAGGAGATCACGGCTGTGCTTTCCGATGCGCAGCGTTGGCGTAACGTCACATGGGTGACCGGTGAGGCCGGTTGTGGTAAGAGTACCACCGCCCGTGTTTACCTTCAGGAGCATAAGGAGGTTTTCTATATCCTCTGCTCCGAGGACATGAAGAAAGGTGACTTCGTTCGTGAGATTGCCCGCACGGTCGGAATCCGGACTGAAGGGTATAATATCCGTGAGGTATGGGGACTTATTTTGGATGACATCATCCAGATGGACGCACCCCTGCTGGTGTTCGATGAGGCGGACAAGCTGACCGAACCGGTGTTCCACTACTTTATCAGCCTGTACAATAAGCTGGAGGAGAAATGCGGTGTTGTGTTCTTGAGTACTGATTATATTGCCAAACGCATCAGTAACGGCCTGCGCTACCAGAAGCCTGGTTACAAGGAGTTCTACAGCCGTATAGGTCGGAAGTTCTATGAACTGGAACCCACGGATGTGAATGACGTGTTCGCGATCTGTTCCGCCAATGGGGTGACCGACAAGAGGGATATCGACAATGTGATAAAGGAGGCTTCGACATGTGACTTTGATTTGCGCCGTGTGAGGAAGTCCATTCACAAGGTAAAACGCATGACGGGGGAATGATTCCCGTTCAAATACCGTTCAAACGTAATTTAAAGGATATGGAAAACAAATTTGAATACCTGAGAATAGACGGCCGTAACCAGCTCCCCGCTCCCTGGAGTGATTATCCCGTTCTGACGGAATACGAGACGGTGACCGTTTACCGTAATGGACGCGACTATCTGGATGCCCTTGTGGGGCAGCAGGACGGCTGGTGGACCTCCGGCGTTCACATGGAGGTGGACGGTTCCGGCGGCGGTTTCAACCCGGGGCGCAAATGGGGACAGTTTGCCACCCGTGAGAACGCCCTTCTGTGGGCACTCGGCAGGATGCTCTGCCACGAGAAGCTGCGGGGTGCCGCACGGCAGGCCGTGCTTGACCGAATTGACAATATCCGACAACTAAGACTGTTCTGACTATGGAAGAAGAGAAAAAGGATAATAAAAAGGCCGGCATGAAGCGTGCCTTGAATGTCAGGGACATCTTGAACAAGAAGTATGACGTGTTCCCTTTCGAGGGGAAATGGAAGGACGCCTTCGACACTCCGGAAGTCCGGGGCTGCTGGTTCGTGTGGGGTAATAGCGGCAACGGAAAGACCTCCTTTGTGATGCAGCTCTGCAAGGAACTTTGCAAGTATGACCGTGTGGCGTTCAACTCCCTGGAGGAAGGAACTTCTTTGACAGTCCAGAATAACCTGCGGCGCTTTGGTATGGCCGAGGTAAGCCGCCATTTGGCGTTCATCAAGGAGGACATCCCCA